CATGATTGACTTATGTACAATCCATAACGACTCCTTCTTGCAAGGAGGGAACACTGTTCCCTTCATCTTAAACAACTTACAGATAGAACGATCCTGACGAGATGGTTGCCACCTCCCAAACGGAAGAAGGCCAACACATCCGAACTGAACAGGACAAAAGAACGGGAGATGTAGGTCCCAAGTGCGCGCAAGAGCAATAAAATTATGTATAAAAATATCATACCACACTGCTTTGCACGAGTCCGGAAGAGTCTCAAGTAAGTCTTTTGAATTACTTCGAAAGCTAGAGTACTCACCAAAAATATCCTCCGGACCCATTGTCCCCCCACTCCTCTTCACATGGAAGAGGAGACCCAGATTGATGAACTTTACCATCTTGAAATTCTGAATCTCGGGAACAATAACACTGAAATCACCAAGTACCACTTCACGTCTACTAGAGATATGAAAGTTGTAAAGAAACGTGGTCGAATTAATATTTAAAAAATCATCAGACCAATAGTACTTACCTACAGATGGTAGCATGCCAAAGGAAGGGCAAATCGCTAACCACCATTTGTGTACCTCCGGCGTAGCCGGGAAAACACAATCGTCACCGTTAATGAGCAAGGGAAGATCACGTATTTTTAATCGCGTCTTTCGGAACCCTATTATGGATGGATCATTAAACTCATCGTGCCCCATCTCCATTGCCTTACGGCAAATTGCAGCATTTACAATGCACAATATTGGAAAAGACATGATTGATCCCATCAATTGCCCATTCTTCTGATCTTTATAAACTCGTACACCCTTTTTAGTACGAGGATCAAGAAGCTTATGCCTTGTCAGGCTCTCAATAAATAGACAACGGTAACTCTCCCTGAGCTCTCCGTGATCTACCCAGTCCTCGTCTAAGAAGCAAGTGTCCATAATTGCTGTCGCAGCAGTCTCAGAAAGATGCGCGAACAACATGTCAGTTGCAGCCTTATAGTCTCCACTGAGCCACTTCTCGCGTTCCGCAAGGTGCCCCAGCACAGATGTCAAGAGAGATTCATCGACAGGTTTCCCAACGAGGGAAAACTGGGGAATCTTACTCAAATGACTCCATAAGTTCATCTGCAAAGGCTTAAGAACATAGCCCCTCAGGCAAGGACCCTTCGTTATAACACGAACCTTTAATGCCTCTGCCAGGGCGACAGTTTCAACGAGATTAGGCTCTTCAAGAGCACAGCGGACTAAAAGTTCCGCCATGCGAGCCCTCTCTAAGAGGAAATTTGCCGACATAGCACAGACACCACCGGCCCGTTCTTGGAAGGATTGAGAATTTTCATCCCACACAGCCCTCATAGCAACACTATACGACGGGCAACGACCTATCCCCCCGAGACTCCGAATAACGTCGCCCACAGCTTGGACGGCACCACCCTTGGCTCGAGAGTTGTAATAGTTCGCACTCGTCGACGGGAAGACAAGACGCAAAAGATCATGAGGCATAATCCTATGACCCTTAAATAATTCGATTGCTGTACGTCTAACCTCCATCGCTGTCTGAGACTTACTAAGCACGTGATCAAATTGAGCACGACTTTCACTCCAAGCATTACCAATACATTCACCATCGTCACTATCCTGGATACTATCCAGGAAACGGTAAAGAAGATCACACATGGTGAATCGTCTACCGTTCGGTAAGTGATGTTCGACTTCTAAGTTATGGGTAAGCTCGGATGAAGACATATCATCGACGAAATGAATCGCCTGTGTCAAAATCTCGTAAGTCTCCACCTCCGCCGCAAGTAAGCCCTCTTGCGACGCACGCGGGCAGCCCTTCTTGGTCATGAGTAAACTACTCATTAATTCATGAAGATGCTGCCGACAAGCAGTGTTCCTATACCGCCTAAACCACCGTCCCCAGGTACTTCCTATCAATAGATGCGGCTGATCTACTGATTTAAAGGGATTGGGTGGCAAAGTACATTCCATGCACGCTGCATAGAATGCGCAGATCTTATACTTAGAAACCTTTATCCAAGGATCTGCACCTTTTACTTCTTCTTCTAATCGTCTCCAACTACCTAGAGTCGCACTGAGATTCAATCCCTCAGCTCTGTAGCCAAAACACGTTGACAACAAAACTAAAAGACGAATTACATCCTCAATATGACTGGAGGAACCTTCACTACCATAATGGTTTCTTGGGGGCAAGAATGATCTATCCGGAACGTGAGTTCCGTTTCTGCAGACAGGACATGCGGCGCGAGCATGTCTGTCGGCAGATTGATTATCCCCCGAGAAAGGTGTCAAGGAGCAATTAACCGCTTCTGATGTTTTCTTTACTCTATAAGAAAA